TTCTACTAAGCTTGCTATACTTTCCTCAGATAAAAACCCATGATTTGTATACTCCGTGGTGAGTTCATCAAAGTCAAAACCTGATTTCTCTACTAATGCTTTTGCAGTATTAGCTTCCTCAGTAGTTTTCCTTGCAGTAATAGCATCAGCTTTAGCTAACGTAAGTACTTCATCTGCTAGGGCAAAGGCATCCTTATCCTCTTGTGTAGCCCCTTCAGCATCAGCTTTAGTTTTAGCTTCATCATGCCTAACTTTAGCTAACACCACCGCATCGTCAGAGTTGACTTTTGGAGTTGCATCTGGTGTAGCTTTAACCTTTCCTCTTCCCTTTTCTAATTCATTATATGACTTAGTTAGTGAAGCATAATCTACTTCTCCTGTCTCTTTGTTGTAGAACTTAGCAGGAATACCATCAGGCTTCTCAGGTATTTCTACCTTTTCTTCTGTATCTTCTGGTGTACTCTCCTGAGATGCATCAAACTTATCTGCCATCTGTTTATTATATTCATCCGAACCCACAACAATATCTGGGGTAGATTCTTCAGTAGTGTCCATAGCAACTTCTTCTACCATATTCTTAATTGTTTACCCGCACCGCATCATGTGTTTTTAATTTAACACTCTCAGGTTTAGTTGTAGTTTTAACTTCCTCTTCAACCTTGCCCTTAACTACAGGTGGTCGTGTAACTGGAATTGCGTTTGCCATAATTTCCTTACCTTTTCAAAAGTTTTTATTGAACCACTTCACCCTCACCTGTAGGGAGTTCTTCCCCCAGAGGTGCAGCTTGGCCCTCGGCTTGCTGATCTTGCATCTTACCTAACATACCTCCTGCTTGAGTAATTGCATTTGGTCCTAATTTTTCCATCATTGCTTGCTGTTGTTGTTGTTGCTGTGCGGCTTGCTGTTCAGCTTCTAATTGCTCTTTACTTTTAACTAAACCCTTCATATCAATACCACGAGCAACTCCACTACGCTTAATGTAATCAGTTGCTATTATATTACCTGCAACAACTTCTGGTCCGAGTACAGATATATCATCCATCCATGCTCTCAGCTTCTCACTATCTTGCCCTCTGCCAATAGCATCTACACCTGTAGTAATCTGTGGTCGAACCATACCTTTCGGTAGTATAGGAAGTTTCTTCTGCTTTTCCATTCGAGCCATTAATACAGTAACTAGGGGTAATTGAAATTCTTGTGATAGTGATGAGTATATTCCACCTAAAGCATTCTCTAATTCATTAGCCATATAGCGTATTTCTTCTGCAGTAACTCTCTCACCTTTCCTTTGTATTGCAGTGTTCAGGAGGAAGGCTAGACCTAATGCAGTTTCCAATCGAGTTATCGTATTGGCAGCCACGGTAAAGTCAGCTTGTTTCTGTAGTTGTAATACGCTAATATCATCTGCATTACCTATGATAATATCACCAGACTCAGACTCAGTTACATCAGAAGATTCAGTGACTGCGCTAGGTCGGAGCATGAACAACACCTTGGCTGCTGCTGCACTTCCTTGTACAATCGCTTTAGTTAAGAATTCCAGGGATTGTATATCACCTTTATATTCTTCTACAAATCCTCTTCCATAATCTTCCCCTGATATACCCACAAAGCGTAGGACAGAGAAAGGCGATTTCTCTAAAGGATAAGTACCCTTACTGTTCGGTACTTCCATGCCCCCTGCTTCTTGTGATACATACCACTTTCCCTTTTCACGTTTAACACATGTGTATAAGCCAATAATTTTCTCGCCATTCTGAGATACACTCGACCCTGTTTCACCTGCGACTTCCCCTTGCATCTCTTCAGGTAAGTCTGAAATAGATACGTGTTCTTCAGTAATAAGCTCTAGCAAAGCCCCCATTGGATCACGCCTAGCAACGTATCGATCCAGTGGGAAGATTTTCATACCTCCTTCGGGATTCAGAAATGTAGCGACATTACCTGCCACTAATAAATGCTTGAGGGATTCAAAGACAGCAGGTCGTATTGCTGAAGTTTCAATCTCCGTCATTACACTACGTTCCATACTATTAAATGTTTCCTCTACCTCTGCCCGTAACCCCTCTTCACCTGTCATCTCTGTCAATACAAAGTCATCCACAACTAGTTTAAAGAATGGGGCATTAGGTGGTAGTAATGTTATTAGTAATTTAGATGCTAAGTTATTAACCCCCCTCGCTCCGAGTGATTGATAGGGTGAGGGTAATACTGTTGAACCCCCACTTCCGTCTGGTGGTATAAGAGAGGGAATGGTCAGAACACTACATGACCTTGCCCGTTGGAGATAAGGATCACGGAAGGTTACTAACCTATTGTACCTTGCACGTTTAGTACCTACTTCTCCTTCAGGAATCACTTCCGTATTCTCTTTCATATACTTTAACCTCTATGATTTAATTGATAGTCCCGATGTATTTTCTGATTCTGTAGTAGAATCTAGGCCTATTGTTAGCCCTCTCCTACCTCTATTCTGAAATTTCTTTTCCGAATCATCCTTTGCTAATAGGTCTTCAGGATTCTGCAGCGCGGCTCTTTTATCTTGCCTACGTTTTTCTGCTAGTCTTTCATTCTCAGCAGCCTGATCATTCGCCGCTTTACTTGGACCGCCACCACCTATACACATGCTTTTTGCTCCTTATTTATAATAATTATTTTGTTGGTACTTCTACGTCCTCTTCATCACTCTGTCTATATATTGATTTGCCTGAACTTATTCTATTCAGTGCTGCAGCCTTCGCTCCCTTCTGTGTTTCAGGAGAAATCTTTCCTTGCAAAACTTCATTATATTGTTTCAGAGGCATACCAAGATACAGTGAAGGCATATCAGTTTCTGGACCTCCCTTGTACAGAGGCTGTGCAATAGTGTATTCAGTCATTGTACGTGGGTCACTTCCTTCTGTTTGCTCCACCTGTGGACCATAGAAACCAAAGCCTTTATTACCTTGTTGTGTTTGGTTACGCGGCTGTACCTTTCCCTTTACATCTTTTATATCATTATCTGTTTGCCACTTCTTAGGTGTGGCATATAATTTACTAGAATCTCGTGCGGAAAGAGTTGGGGAGAAAGCTGCTTTATCTAATTCTTTCTTCTCTTCAGGTATGTCTTCTATTTGTTTACCTAATCTTTTTGACCTGTCCTTAACCTGGCCCCACCAAATAGAATTCTCCATCTCATATCTCATACCCGCATTATCTCCAACACGAATAAAATCCTCCATACTATCAAACTCGGCTAACTTGGTTCTCCCCATGTTAAACGCCATGTTTACTAGTACATCCCTCTTCACCCCTTGTACATTCATGCCTTTATATAGTATATCAACATCCTCATTAGCTGTCTTGAGGTCTTCCTCAAACCATTTATCTACTTGTTCTTGTGGAACAACCATCCCCTCTTTATATCTTCCTGATGCTAGTTGTGCTTGGGTTATCTTATGTCCTATTCCTGCGGTTAGATAGCCTTTACTATCTTCATAAACAACATGTTGGCCTTTCTTGTTTAGCCTGACACCCTCATCTGTACGCAACTGTAGTTCTGCAGTACTCCACTTTCCTTTTGACTTTGGGGTAGGAATCTTTTTATTGATAGTCATCCTTTTCTTATTACCTATATTTAACTGCTTGGAAGGAGAAGCAGCAGCAGCATTACCTACACACATTATAGTAGCTCCTTATTAAGTATATTAGTATTAACCTCATCATACTTCGCCTGTAGTACTTCTACTACGGAGCATTGTCCTTCTCTATACCACAATTCATTTGGCTCTACGTGTAGACTTAAAGCTACTCTAGGGAAAGTGTTGGCTATTGCCCTAATTATCTCTGGAGTTAGTAGCATTCCTAATTCACTACCTCCCCTCTTACTTTGTTTATTCATATCTTCCTTATACGCGTAGCGAGATTCCTCTCTAGTGAGGAGTTGTGTAGGAAAAAATACCCCTAACTTTTTGTAAGTTAAGGGTAATATTGCCATTTCGTTTTCATTACCTTACTGTTGTTCTACTTCAATTAGTTTCGCTAAGTAGTGCCTAGCCTTATATAAATCCACTAAGCCACCCTTGCTCTTATACCTACTAATATATTTAATAATGTTACCTTCCAAAAATCCTAAATCATTAGCAAGTATGAAATCCCACGGTTGTATCTTTTTAAGATAGTGATCCCCATCTACTTGTGTCTTATTACTTTCAGGCTTATTAGATGTACGTGCTTTTATTACGTCTTGGAGTGTATAACCATCCCTCATCACAAGCCTCCTTTCTCAACCGCATAGCTCTCTAGCTCTTCAATAAAATTAGGTACAGTTATAAACCTACCATTTTTCAATACTACATAGCAGGATGCAGACTGTACATCCCAGATCACACGAGCCATATCCAGTGGTACATGATTCTGGAAGTTAACACACTCCTTAAACTCACTGATAGAACTTAACCTGTGTGTGATATGTTTCGTGGCCTTCGCTATTTCTAGAAAATGCATCATTGAGAATAAAGCTAGTGCTACTATAATAGTAAAGTTAATTATCCTGCTCCGCATCTGGCCTCCATAATATTGGTTGTTTAGTTTCTGAGTCATAATCTACATGACGTAGTATTCGTGCCACCCTTGCCTGTACTAGCGCATCCCCTTCTGTCATACCTGCTGCTTCATATGTGTTAACTACCATACGCCACCAT